GTCTCCATATAGAGCCCGCGTTCATCCTCAGATAGCGATAGCGTGCCGGATCGCGTGCGAGCCAGTGGCAGCCCTGCATGGTTCACCAGAAACACCACATCATCGCCGCGCTCAATAGCGGCAGCAAACGCGCCCGGCGCGATCCGCTCAATAAATGCGCCGCCGATGCTCGTTTCCTCGTTGAACACGGCAGCATAACCGGCAACCCGCACCTCGCCATCGTCATCCGCGCGGATTTCTACCGGCTCCGATAGCGTCCTGATTTCACGCATTTCTGCCTCCGCCACTTCGGCCCTGTCGTCGTCAGTTTCCGCGGCCACGATGCGCCGCGCCCATGAATAGCCCGAATCGCCGCCCCACAACGCCCACGCGATGCGCCCATTGCTTGGGTAGCCATCCTCGCCAGGCCGGAAGCCCTCGGCCTCTTTATCGACCTGGTGTCGGTCAAAATAAGCCTTCATCCGGCGCACAGTAGCAATCGGCAGATCGCGGCCATTCGAGATATCACGTGCTCGCGCAATACCTACCGCAGTTCCGCCTCGGCCAAACTCGCGCCGCCATTCCAGGCCGCGTTCGGCCTCCCGGCGCATCGCGTCATTCGGAACCGGCATCGCTTACGCCTCCCTGCGTTGCGAGCGGCACTGTTGCGCCCTGAATCATGAGATCATCGCCGCCCAAAAGCGGCGGCATACTCTCGATTTTGCGAACCTCGTTCGGCGTGCGGATGCCGTTCTGAATAGCCGTCGCGTGCGCTTCCATGCGGGTCTTCAGATCGCCGCGCATCAGTCCGTCTAGGTTGAATTCGCAGAAAAACGGCGAACCGCGCCCAAACAATTTCAGGTTTAATTCCGCTTCCGTCTGTTCAACCCACCGCTTCACCGTGTGTTTGACGAAGTGCAAGTCTTGCTGTTCGGTGTTGCTGAATGTGCCGTGCGTCAGGTCTTGCAGGAATATCGGCGGCAGATTGTAAATGCGCGCGATTTGTTCAATTGAAAACCGCTGCAATTCCAGCAACTGCATCTGTTCCGGGGCGAAGCCGATGGATTTGAGTTCGTGGCCTAGCGGCAGCGCCATAACCGGACGCCCGTCGCGCGCCAGCTTGGCCATGGTGTTTGCGACATCCTCGGAGGCGCGCGAAGCCGCAGCGCCGCTTTGGAATGGGCCGGTCATTACCGCAGGCGGCACGCCGCCCGATTGAAACGCTTTGCTGCCATAGCGGCTTGCAGCGATAGCCATTCCAATTGCATCGCGGTTTGTGGCGATAGGGCCGCGATGATCGACAAAATCGTGCTCCAGCATGAACGGAATGTCGATGATATCCGTCGCCGCGTAGGTTTTCGTAAGCTGCGATCCGATCCGCACATCGTAGAATTTCCGCCCCTCGAACATGCGGACGGTAAGCAGCGTCGGATCTAGGGCGTACAGGTTCACGACCGCGCCCGAATTGTTGCGCTCGATGTATGTTATCCCGCGCCCGCCGGTAAATACCTGATCGAAAGTGTATTTCCGCCACTCAAAAGAGGACATGGCCGGGTTGATGGCCTCGCCCAAAATCAGCGGCAGTTGATTGGCGGCGCTGGGAACAACCTCGGACTGCCCGTCAGCATCGCGCCGGTAGACTTTGAGCGGTAGCCCGGCAATCGTGCCAGCTAGGAAATTGACGGCGGCCCATACAGCAGGCACGCCGAGCGCCGTGTTGACGTTCACAGTCACGCCAGCCGAGGAAATCAGATCGCCCCAGCCCATAACGCGCACGAAATCGCTCGACGATATCGGCACGTTCGGGTTTTCGATGGAGCCCCGTTGCTCGCGGCGGAGGAAGTCAAAAACGCCCAACTAGACAGCCATCCTATAGCCGGGATCATCCCAAGGAGAACTATATTGCACGATTTCCTCGCCAATGCAACCTAAGGCCATCGTCAGTGCCACCATGCCATCAATCTTAGCATACGACTTTGCCTTGTTCAACTTCCGATTACCGGCAGGATCTCGCTGCACCACTGCCCCAGCAGCGCACATGTTTAAGATAGGATTATCACCATGGCAGAGCTTGCGCTCCGCCACCAACCGCTCCACCGTATCGACGGCGGGTGCCATATCCTTGAAGCCCTGCCCAAAAGGTTTCATGGGCACGTCGATGCCGATGATATCGAGTTCGCGCTTGAAGTCGTTAATCCGCCAGCGGTCATAGGCCAGCATGCGCAGATCATACCGCTCCGCCGCTTCTGCAACGGCTTGCGCCACCACGGCAGGGACAATTACCGGCCCAGGAATGGTGGTCAGGAAGCCTTGATCAGCCCAAATATCATAGGGCACGCGCTCCGCTCGTGATTTCTCGCGCAGCCCATCGGCGGGAAGGAAGAACTGCGGCAGGATGTGGAAAGTGTCGCCTTTCGGGAACGCCAGGACGAACGCCGTCAAGTCGCGGCTTGCTGACAGGTCGAGCCCCGCAAAGCAGACATCACCGTCATCAATTGCCGGTGGCTCATTGTTCGCTTGCCATTCGCCCTTGCTCAAAAATGGGCTCTCTGCCTCGATCCGCTGGTTCAGGTAGAGCCAACGGAAGCTGTTCTCTTTCGACGGCAGCCGCGCGGCTTGCTTGGCAAAGTCCTGCATGTCCTGGAGCGAGCGAAATTTGCCCAACGCCGGATTTGCCGCGCGCCATGCCTTGCGGTTTGATAGTTCGCAATCCTGCGGCGCGGTGTAGAGATGACAGACGATCCGCTTGTCGTTCGCCGTTTGCGCGTCATCCAGCCAGACGGAAAACAGGTCGCCATCGGTTGCGGCTTGCGTGCTAATGGCAATCAGGAGCGGATCAGCATGCGCGCCCTGCGCCGTTTCGATTGCCTCCACAAAGGCATCCGCTGGCCCGCGAACCTGCCCCACTTCATCCAGGATCGCCAGCACGGGAGAGAGCCCGTGCGCCGTGCCCGCCTCGGCGCTGATGGCTTTGTATTCGACATTCCGCGCCAGGCCTATCAGCGATTTTTGAGAAGGCACGATCTTGATTAGCTGGCTCAATATCGGCGAAAGCCGAACCATCTTTTCTGCTAGCTTGAACACCAGCGCCGCTTGGTCACGGCTTCTCGCCCCGCTGATAATCTGCGAATTTATACGCGCCTCTGGCCCTGCAATATGGGCAAGCAAGATGGCAGCGATTAAAGCGCTTTTCCCATTTTTACGCGCCACACTTAGATAGGCGCGGCTTGTGCCCGCCGGATTGTCATAGATGTCTTTGATGAACCGCTTCTGAAACGGCATCAGCTTGAACGGCTTGCCTACGTCCGCCCCTTCCGGGATCGGGCATAGCTGTTCAATGAATGCGATGATGCGTGCGCTGCGGGTCACGCCGCCTCGCGCTCTTGCTTAAGTTGATCGTATATCCGCCCGTCGCCCTCCAGGATGGCGGTCTCGCCGGTGAAGTCCTGCCAGCGCTTGATGATCACGTCGCAGTAGCGCGGGTCGAGTTCCATCATGCGACAGTCGCGGGCTGTCTTTTCGCAAGCGATAAGGGTGGAGCCGGAGCCGCCGAATAGGTCAATCACCTCGTCGCCCTGCTTGCTGTTGTTTTGCAAGGCGCGCTGCAAAAGAGAGACTGGTTTCATTGTTGGGTGAAGCCCCTCGCGCTCAACAGGATGACGCCATATAGTCTGCTCTTTTTGCCCACCATACCAAGCGGGGCTTTTGCCTATTTTGTGGCAATACAAAAACGCCTCATAATTTGGCTTGTATTGTGCCCCCATAGCATGGAACCCAACATTGCCCTTGTCCCATATCAACCAATTTCTAATCTCCAGCCCAACACCGGACAGACCGGCCAAAGTCTCCGCCGATCTGTTTATGGCGAAGAAAATATACATGGCAGCGCCATCTTTTGAGATGGCCGATGCGCAAGATATGCTGTCAAGGAAAAGCTGCGCTAAGTCATCACCGCGCAAATCGTCTGCCTTGATCATTTCAGCGGAATTCTTGCCAGTCTTTTTGCCTCCTGAATACATGCTGCCCTTTACGCCGACGAAGCTAACCCCATAGGGAGGATCAGTTAAAACCATGTCCGCCTTCCGCCCATCCATCAGCCGCTCCACTGCGTCGATGCTGGTGCTATCCCCGCACATCAGCCGATGCCGCCCCAGCAGCCAGACGTCACCCAAAACCGTGACCGGCACCTCTGGCGCCTCTGGCACCGCGTCCTCGTCGGTCAGGCCTTCAATCTGCGCTGGCTTGAGCATGGCCAGCAGGTCTTCTTCGCTGAAGCCCGTCAGCTTCTGCATGTCTACCGACATAGATTGCAGTTCGGCGATCAGCTTTTCCTGGTCCCACTCGGCATTCAACGCCAGCTGGTTGTCCGCAATGACCAGCGCCCGCCGCCGGTGCTCGTCGAGGCCGGTCACGATGATGGCAGGAACCAGTTCCATCTTCAGCTTGCGTGCGGCCAAGACGCGCCCATGGCCGGCAATCAGATTGTTCGCCTCGTCAATCAGCACCGGGTTCGTAAAACCAAACTCCCGGATGCTGGCTGCGATTTGCGCAACCTGCGCATCCGAGTGCGTCCGGCTGTTCATGGCGTAGGGGACCAAATCAGCCACCGCGATCAGCGCATGGTCATAAAATTTCTCAGTCATCAATTCACCGGCAAAGCAATCAAACCGTCATCACTAAAAGCGCGCAGCGCATCAAACGCTCTGCTTTCATTTTTAGCCGCGCCGTTGATGGTGCGCGGATCACTGGCCGTCTGGTTCAGGCTCATAGACCGGATGACCGCAAGCTGCCGCCGCTCCAGCGTATCGACCACCGCCAGCAGCGGGTTGGGAATGACCGTGCCGCGCTTGTTTTCCGTCAGCACGCCGGTGCGATCTAGCATCGCCTGATGCTTTCGAATGTCCGCTTCCATGCGAACGACCTTCGCCAGCAGCAGCAAGTCCATGTCGCGCCAATCTTCTCTCGCGCGTGCGCGCGTGAACTGGCTCCAGATAACGTGTTCCTCGTCGCTGCGAAGCGTGACGCCCTCCGGCAGCGGGATCGGTTCAATGGCGCCCTGGAAGCCAGCGACGGCAGCAGTGGTGCTGTTCTTGTCAGATCGTCGTTTCATCGGTTTTTTCCGTAAACGCAAAAAAGTTTTTTGTTGGCGCCGGTTTGGCAGCGCCTCGCCCCAGAGATTGACCCACCCCCTCCCCGGCTC